AGATTTTTGCGGACTGCAAATCTGTTTTATTCCCAACATACTCGTCTTGCAAAACAAACTTCAACCTATACAGGGTATGCGCTGGACGGATTATCCCCAAAAGAATCCTTATGTTTTTCTCCGCAAGAAAAACATCCACAGATCCCGGAGAAGGCAAGAAAACATCAACATTGAAAGTGTGATCATCCGATATGTCAAATCCGGATCCAGGCTTTCTAGCTTCTTGAAAATTTTCCGTAATCAAAACAGACATGCCGCCAGTGACAAGCTCAACGGCTTTTTCCATGCTTGGGGGGACGCTTCCGGCAAAATATACTTTCACCAACTCCCGCAAAAACTCGGCAAAGTCCACATCGCCAAAGTCTGGGCTCGCAGCTTCCCTAGGAAACAGCATGGACGTCAAAATTTGATATAGAAACTCAGCTCTAGTTGACCGATAGTCGACATCTGCCCGAACATCGTCCAAGGCAATTCTTATGCGAGCCATGGAAATAGCCATGGCTTTAAGTTCCCTCGCGTAGTTCGGCCCGTCGACAGTTGACCTCCAATAGGAAGACAACAAAGCAAGAAATACTCGAAAGTTGGTGTCAGCCTCTTGGCTGAGCCTTCCAAGATACTCTTCGCCGTCTTCATAATTGTTGAGGTTTACCCGAACAATAGACATGGAAACTCCTACGCAGACTTGTATGTCAACGTGACATCGCCAACTGTGAGGTACTCTATCGGAGACACGGATATGTCTTTGACGCCTTTATCATTTTCGACGATGTACGTAGCCGCAAAAGAATGGTTGTCAGGCGTGTCAAAAGGCGTGACGCTGGCGTCCAAAGACACAACAACTTTGTTGGCGGTTCTTCGAATTCGCTCCGCTTCAATGGCTTCGGCAGTCAGAAACTCAGCCGAAAGCGTGTCGTCGTCAGAATACCCGATTATGACAGCTCCGAGTTTGCCAATTATCCACCATTGTTGGAACCCCGTTCCAACATCATACAAAGATGAGGCCTTCGTCATGATCTGTTCGTCCAAATAGACGCCAACGTGCAATGTTTCAGGCCCCCCTCCATCAGTGGTGTCGAACGGCAGTGGTTGCGTCAAAAGATATACGGCGTTTGCTCCATAGCTCAGTCCCGGCATGAACTCATAGTCGGAGTATACTTTCTCTCTGATGCGGTATGCCCCCGTTCGCAGAGTAAACCTGGAGAGGGGCTGTACTAGATAGTCAACGCCGAAAACGGCTTCGATAGCGCCCGTGGCGTCTGACTGGTGCACTGGGTTTCCCAGACCGCGCAAATCCGTGAGTCTCGTGAGCGATGTTCTGACATTGGAGTCGACAGTAGACTGATTCGAGTTCGGAAGCAGCTGGATCGTTGTTTCCATGGACAACGGATTGTCTATGGATTGTTTCACAGCAACGTCCGCAGTGACATGGCGCGTATTCGATACAACCGAAGCCACGCGTTGAACAACGTCGTTCACAACATAAGTAACGTGAAAATTCTCATCGTGCTGGTAATCGATGGAAACAGTATCCCCACTGTTTATGTTGGAAAGCGCTGTTCTAACTATCCTGGCAGCCGTAGTCTGCGTTCCTTCAATGATCAGGTAGTCTGGGTTTGCCGAAGTTGGCCCCTGGTACTCGATGAGCCTATCTTGGCTGTATACGAAGAGAGTAAAAGAATTTATTCCGACGGACCCCAAGGGCTCCTCAAACTGTCCTATTAAAACGTGCTGCTCATCATTAACCTGAACCATATTTCCGGCAGGAATGCCGTCAACCTGGTTTATGGACACATAGTCCTTGGCCAGAGAGCTTTCTCCTTCAAGAAGCGGGTCTTGCGTCTTGTACAAGTCATACCCTAGCGCAGAGTCCAGGGTTCCAGACACTTCCCCGACAACGGAAGAAACCCTGCGCATGGGTTGCACGCTTGCTATGAATTGATTGTTGCTCCTATATCTGTAGTCGCCTTCCACAAAATCGTCAAACATCGTCACTGGCTGAGGGATAGCAGAATTCAACTGGATTGTGTTGTAGTCGACTATAGTTGCGCCAGTCAAATCATAAGACTGCGTTGGCGTTGTGGAATGGTTTCTCACCCCGAGGTTTTGGGATGGGTTGTTCATGATTTCTTGAATCGGGTTAGACGGAGTCAAGCGCGAGTCCAAAGCCTTGAACATGAGAGTTGTCGCGTCAACAACTTCGAATCTGACGTTTTTGGCGATCGTGAACTGGAACGCGAAGCTTTCAACAATCGTCCTCTCGATTGTCCCCTTCACATATATGTCTACTTTTCCTCCTATGTGCTTTTTGCGCACCGGATCCCAGTCGCGCATCATGAACGGATCGCCAGACTTCACGACTTTCACTTCCAATACGCCAGGAATGGACACCGCCGATTTGTAGTATCCTCCCTCAGTTCCAGTGTCCAAGGATGTCAAAGCAAGCATGGCAGATTCAGCAAGCTCAAGGTTGCTTTGGGTGTCTCTGCCAAAGTTCGCTGCTTGCTCGTTCACAGTCTTGAATCCCGTAGCGCCTGATACGACAGTGTCCAAAACATTGGCTGACACGTTTCCGACAGATCCAGAAGACTCCGCCACCATTTCGACTTTGACCTCATACCGGCTTTTTTCAACGTTCCAGTATTGAGAAGCCCGGGCGGCATACATGAACACCGCTCCACGAGATATGAACCTGGGCGCCGCGCTGTCCGTGGAAGAGGAAACAGACGCGTTTTGAGAGACTAGAAGATCGCGAGACGGCAAAGTTGTTGTGTAAAAAGTTTGAACTACTGTTGCCGCCCGAGAACCAAGACGAGGAATACCGAAATTTTGAGCAAGGGAATCAAAAGCCCCATTTATCAGGCTTTGAGTCGTCGTGTTGTCAGCAAGGTTCAATGCTGATCTTAAACTGGATTTATACTGTGAGTTGTCTACCGGGATGCTTGTCCCGGTAAAATTCGGGTCATCGATCGCCAACAAAGCAGTGAAAGACTTTGCCCTATGCACAAAGTCGAGCAAAAAATATATTCTTTGAGCTTCGTTCGCAAACGGCTCTATGTGAACTTCCCGAACAGTCGACCCCGGGATCATGGACAAAACTGGATCGGCCTTTTGGACCTCTTCGATATAATCCCGAGCAACAGTTGACTGGTTTCTTATGTTGATGCCGCGAACAGTTTTGTCAAGAGGAAGAGGAGCTCCGGAAAGCTCTTGAGAAAATCTGCTTTCAAGATAGCTTCCTGTGGACACGTCAAAGTACAAAGCTGTGACAACATAAAAAAGCGGGTCCTCGCTCCCGACGGTTCCGAACACGTCAGAGTTCATGATCCCACTGCCTATGCCTCTGGCTCTGTTGTGATTAAAAACAAACCTTTTCACGGGAATTGTGGCCACAACATCAACAGACACCTTGTACTTAGATTGTCCGACGAGAGATATCCAATTTACTGATTTTCGCTCAATCACTTCCCCGTTCGCCGGATCCGTCGCATCCGTGACAATTTGAAGGTCGCTGCTCCCATCAGCTTCCGACAGTTCGTATTGAAAGTTTCCAATTGGGTTCTCATACGTTTCAGACACAGTCGGAGAATCGATGGATATCATGTCTTCATTGACTTTCAAATATCCAGATCCTGTTCCTCCAGACCCCGTGGCAGCGTATATGTTATATCCGCTAGCTTCTTCAGTCATGACATCTGACCAACAGATGTCAACCGATTTGGCCCTGCGGTTTGCCACAACTCCTGTCGGAGACTGTGTCGTGACGCCAAGCTCGTCGTCGGTAAACATAGACACTAAAATGGCTGCTGGAGGACTTACGCCACCACTAAGGTCAACAGCTCTTAACTGAATGGAGTTTTCCCCGTGTTCAAGTTGAAACCCGTCAGGAAAACTTGACGGGTTCGGAACGCGAAAAGCTCCAGATGAAATCTCGACAAGAGTCGGATTTGAAACGAAGCCTGACCCGTTCACATCGATTTGAATGTCGACCGTGTTCGCGTCGACAGTCCCGGAAAACGACATTTCGCTCACGTTCGTAGTGATAGTGAGACTGGTGGTCGTTCCAGAACCGTCTGGATAGTTCAATTTAGGAATGGTGGCCATGTACCATACGGTACGCAATAAAAAATTGGCCGCCTAGCCTCTAAGGAGGAAATCTGGGGTGGTGGCCAGGCTCAGGTTTGAACCTATCGTGTAAGGATTCGGATTCCCGACAATTCTCTTGAGATATACAGGTTCCAAGCTTCTACACACAATCGTCACTCCAACAAGGGCCACTGTTGGATCGTCCGGGAGCAGGTTAACACTAACGTTGCGTATGGAGAATGGGTACTCGGCGTCTGTTACTTGCTGTCCTGGAGAGTTTTGACTCTGTTGCATTTTGATATTCTGATACACAGAAAAAGCCTGGCTCACATCCATTGACAACATGGAGTTTACAGATGTCTGTCCGGTGGATCCTTTTCCTCCTATGCGATCAACAAGTCTAGACCCGAGCCAAGTCCATTTCCAGTGAGATCCGAGCCTGGTGAACAAAAACTTGTCAAGCTCCTGAGACAGGAGATCGGCATCTGTGACTCTCTCATACGTTGTTCCAACTATGTTGTAGTCAAATTCAACTTTCGTTCCGCCACAACGTCTGCAGTATGTCGAGTATGTAACATAGCTGACATGCGTCACAGGAGCCTGATTCGGTATTCTTTTATGAAATTTTACGACTCTGTCTTTATCCCACGTTGACAAAACATCCTTTTCTATGGACCACGATGGAAACAGCATCCTTCCAGTCACAACTCTTCCAGGCACTATCCCAAGTCTGGAATAGGCGGCCATCACCCTTGCAGTAGTTGGAAGAGACTGGGTCCGATCAGTCCATCTAGGATCTGAAAAAGAAAAAGCAGCCCCGCGGGAAGGAGTTCTTGACTTCACCATGACTCTTTCCCGCTCAACCGAAAAAACCAAAGACGGAATTTTCAAGGCCAAGTCTTTAACTAGGTCTGAAGCTCGAACATTTCCAGTAAGAAGCTGAATAAATATAGGGGACTCGTTTTCAATCTGCACATAAAGCAAATCGTTTTCGCCGCGCTTTATCCTATATGGACCTGGATTTGTAAAAATCAATGTCGCATGCGACCATAGCCCAGTTTGCGGAATTTTGACACCGTCGACCCAAACAGTCACATTTTGATTTGACGGTGGCGTCCTGAACCGAATCGTGCTTGTGTCTCTGTCATATAAGCCGTTCTCCATTCGGATCTCGTGGCTGCACAGCTTTTGCAGGGCGAAGTCGTAACTCATGAGTCATCCTTGAGGGACGCGCTGGGCATCCGTGGCTGCCGCAAGGCCAGCGTCGTCAAAGGACCCGTCCCCTGGAGGTCCAATTTCGTTCCCGAACCTGTCTCCGAGACCTTCTGGCACATTGTATCTGTCTGGCTGGGCGATTGTGGTTTCCACTCTGGTTATTTGATCGTCCACAAGGAAGCCATCAATTAGTTTCCCAAGCATTTCCGATTCTTGCTCAAGCTGATCAGCATAGTCCATGGCGCGTTTTATTTTATACTCCAAGTGCTCCCTTTTCGCTTTTATGGCTTCAAGCTGCCATTTTTTCATGGCTTCAACAGCCAAACCAAGCGTGCGATCAAATCTTTGAGATCCCCTCTGCCTTCTTCCATTGGAATAAGCAGGGGTGTCGTGCATGTCTATTCCCTGCTTCAAGAAGACAGCCTGGTCCCGAGTTCGCAAAAGCATGTCGTTTTCGGGAACTCCTCCAAGCATTCTGTAAGCCAAAAGAAGCTTCCCCATGTAGCTTTTCGGGGAAGCTTCAAAACTTACTGGCGTAGCCCCGTCTTCGTCGTAGACACATGAAACTTGTCCAGTTCTGACAAGCTCCATGTCGACCCAACGCTTTCTGGCTTCCAGCTCAGTTCGCTGAACTGTGGCGAAATCTTTGAAGTCGTACCACTGGGCTCTAGTGAAAGTTCCGAAAAAACTGAACGCCATCGAGTCCTCACAACTTTCCGCCAGAAACCAAGAACGCTAGCGCTTCAAGAGCTTTCGTGAATCCGGGGCCGGGGCCGCCAGCTGTGAAAACATACCCGGAGTGTACGCCGAATGGTAGGTCCCCTGGCTTATCTTCAGATGCCAACAATCCCTGAACCAGGTCTTCAACGCCGTTGTTCCCGGTAACCCCGAGAGCGCTCACGGTCAAATCAATGTTCAACATCTCTAGGAGCGCTATGATTGCTCTGAGAAGCTGCTCCAAATCTCTAATGCGCTGAAGAAGCGTTTCTATGATGTCCGCGATCTCTTGAAGGGCGCTGTTCAACGCTTTCAAAAGGGCCAGAATCCACTGTTCAAAATCATACAAATAAGGAACAAGAGCAGGAAACAGGTCCCCGACCGTAACTGAATACCACTGAAGATAATTTGCCGATTGATCGTTTATGGCAAGAGCTAGTCTCAAAAAATCGGCGAGATCAACACGCTCTTGAACAGTGGCATGCGCTCCCTGAGAGCCAGCTTCACGAGGGAACGGCCCGCGGTATGTTCCAACAGCTGACGTGGCATAATCCGAATCTTCCAATGCCAAATACGTTCTAATTTCAGCGCTCGTGACGTCTGTCACATCGCCTCTGAGGCCAAACACGCCCCAGTCAGACTGATTTGGCATTCCAAGTCCACTTGCTTCAAACTCATACCCGACTTGAAACAAGATTCTTTCAACAGTTTCTTTGACGCCGGCCGCCCATGATTTGGAAAGTCTCTTGATAAGTTGCGGTTGCTTCCTGAGCTTTTCCAACACAGGGTTGACAACTCTTCGCATTGCGGGCTTCAAGAAGGGGTGTCCAACGAACAGCGACGCTCTGTTCTTCTTTTCAACTTTCATCCACCCAACCGGGCCGGCCAAAACTGCCAGGCTCCCCCACCCAGTTTTTTGCTCAACAACAGTGGCATTGTCGCCAAGAGACGCGTGTGGGAGTTCGAAATTCAACAACAAAGCTGCCATGACAGCATTCATTATGTCTGTGTACATATTGAACACGTCATTATCGGATATTTCCTCCGGAACGTATCCTCGAACAACCGCGCTCGGTTTCCCCATGACAACCTTTTTGCCATAATTTACGATGATTCCGTTATTTGCGTCCTGTTTTGTCAAATACCTCGCGGCATCGTCTGCCGTTTTTACAAGATCGTTGTCGACATACGCCTCGTCTAGAGCTCCCATGTACGCTCGGACTCTATACCGGTATGCTGTTCCTGGCACAAGGCCAGTATCGATGTATCTATACGTGCCTGTCAAACCCCCCAAGTATGTGGAGTCGTCCGCTTTTTTGCGAACTTTGAAAAATCTGTACCTTCCGCCATTTCTTTCCTTGACGGCGACTTTTGTGGAAACAGATGAAACATTGTATCGACGCACAGTGCTTTCAACTCTGCTACCTTGCGTTTTGGTGTCGAGTTTCACAAGCACAGCTTCCCCGGACGGGTGGCTGTCATCGGTTCTCTCTATTATGAATTTTTGTCCGAGATTATAGCTTGGAAGAGAAGACGCGATTTGTCCCACAAGAGTTGGAGACGCGATGCCAGAAACAGATGTTGGCATTTTCCATTCGAGCACGAGAGACTTGTTTGCGGCTGATGGCTCGAAGAGACGCCAAAACTGAGAAGCTGGATCTCCGCTTTGTGATGGAGTGCTGACAGTCAAGCCGACTGGAGCAGCTATCCCTATGTCGTCCATAGGGTGCTTCATCAAATCAAGCAGCGCCAGTATTTCCCCCATCAAATCGCCAGGTGATTCGACTCCTATATAGAAAATCATCATCGCGGCATACATGCCAGGAGTATATTGAGGACGAAACGGATCAGAATCGTCGTAAAATTTTCCTATCACCTTTGACTCAAACGCTCTATACCCCCCAGACACAGAGTTGAAAACGCCACGAAGATCAGATCTTCTGAAATCCGGTCTGACCAGCAAAACAGCAAAACCTGTGGACCTTATTTGGTTCAGAATTGCGCGAATGGCCGCAAGAAGCAGAGCGATCAGAGCTCGAAGCGGGTTCATCAAATCCAGCATGAAAGCTTTTATCAAAGCAAGCAAAGCTTCCAGGATTTTCTCAATCGCTTCAAGAACGACAAGCGCAGACTTCAAGGGCGGCCGCAGCGACGCTAACGGATCTACGTTTAGCTTCAGGTTGGTCCAAGACTCAGCCATGATCAGCCACCCATTCGCTTTTTCGCTTGAACGTACTCTTCGAGTTTGGCTTTTTCAGCATCTATTGTTTTTTCCAGCCCGTCGCGCAGAGTCAAAAGCAAGTTTTTTAAAGCTGGGTTTGTGGCCAGCTTATGCGAATGGGACCATTTCACAACAGGCCCGCAATCGATTCCATCAGAAATCTTTTGCGTTGATTCTCTGTCACCTTTGCTATCGTGTTCAGACCCTGAAGATACGCCCGAGCTTGGAGCTGGTTCAGCCCGGTCTCCTTGTTCGTTCTTTGATTTATCCATATATACCTCGTGTCATAAAGGTTGTCGCCATTCCTGAGCAAGCTCGTTAAAGATCCGGAATCGCTCACAGCGTCGTTCAAATCGCTTCTTCTCTGCCCCACATCGTCTACTCTGCCAGCAAGGCCAGACAACATTGGAGACGCTAACCAAGACGTCGTGGACTGAAGAAACTCTGAAGTGCTCCTGTAAAACCATGACACAAATTGGTATTCCGGTTCTCTCAAAAATGGCCATGGTTTTACAATCATATACTGACCGGATCCCAGAATGAGCTGAGAATACGGGGACGAACCCACCGTAATCGTGTCTCCGGAAGCTGAATCGATTTTGTACAACCCCGCGCTCGGACCGTCCAAAACTCTAAGCAGCATCCCCTCTGTTCCGGAAAAATTAGCGGAAGCGTCTTGCCAAACTGAAGCGGACGTGGCGGTCCCAGACCCGCTCGCCACAGTCGTGCCGAACATTTCCATGATGGAGCTGAGCTTGTTCAATTCCCTATTCAGGATGTCAATCTCGTCGATAATAGACGATTCAAACTCTGAGGCTCCAACCACAAAATCGCTTCCGGAAGCGTCCAAATGTGGGGGAAAAGGATTGACGCGAGCGCCCCCGGATAAAACATCCGTGACCGTCGTCGAAAACCCATTGTTTGGCCCATTCACAAACTGGATTGTGTCCCCAGTTTTTAACGAAACGTTAGAGCTGACGCCGGTCAACAAAGTTCCGAACGTTTCATACTTTGCAAACCCAATTTTAACTGACAAAAGTTCTTGAAACAGGTATCTTAGCTCACATTTGCTTCTCGTTTTTGGAACGCTCTGGCGTCCAGAATCGTCGAGTTCAAACCCGTCAAGGGCGGGAAACCTGAACGGCGCCAGATCTGTGTTTCCGAATACTATTTTGGCGTGAATTGTTTCATTGCCTTGAAGCGGATTATTTTGAAATAGAGAAGCTGTTGGCGTTTTAAAATATATGATTTGCCCAGAATCAGAAGATACGAGATAGTCAATCCCCGGCGTGTACAAATTCTGCATGTTTGCGTCGCCTTCAAAGTCTGCCGCCGTTTGAGCAAGACTTCCGATTTGAACATTGGTGTCAATCGTTGTGAACACAACGTAAGAGTCCACAGGGTCGACGTCCGTGACCTCGCCCTCTCCGATGATAACCCCGTCCAGATCGAACGCTTGAACTTTTTGACCAGCTCTAAATGGAGGCGTTGACGATTTCGAATCTCCATTTGTTCCATAAGAAACTGGCGCGCCAGTCAAAACACTTGTCAGTTCTACAGCCGACGAAGAAGAGTCTAGAGTGAACTGGGTCCCCCCAGTTATTGGAGTGGATGAGGTAAAGAACGCAGAAGCTCTAGACGTCACGGTCGTTCCGGTGGAAATTATGTTCTTTATGCCATAACTTCCAACTTGTTGCCCAGCAATCGCGGCGATAACATTTCCAATAAACGCGGATCCAGTCTTTGTCGTTGGAAAAATTCTGGACAAACTGTTCGCGTCAGAAAGTTTGCCGTAGACCGGCACAGAAATCTGGGTGGGCGGAAACGCACTGCTCATGGAGAACGAGTTGTACAGCACAACGCTGTCGTCTATATCGTTTTTGATTTCGTCATAAGTTGAAACAACTCTCCCCAGAACACCGTCATACCTAAATCTTCCAGACGTTCCTCCCACATGTCTTCCATCAACATACTCCAACAAATCTTCGTACATGTTGATCAAATCGTTGTAATATAGCAAAAACCTTTGCACCACAGTGTCCACGTTTTGATAATGAGTGCTGTAGTACCATGGACTTGGAAGGCCAGAGTCCTTTGTTTGTTGGGAAGGAGTGCTTGCTATGTTTGGTCCAGAAGAAGTGGCCGAGTCTCCGCTCACCACAGTTTCTTTGGCTTCTGGGAGCATGGAAACAACTGTTTCCACTCGATAGAAAAACGTATCAGGAGCCAACAAGTTGTAATGCATGATCAACTTTTGCCCGGCCAACCCATTCGAACTGTCCGGGGCTATCTCTCGAGCAAAGTTGAATTCGAAAACAGTTCCGACTGGCTGCATGACGCGAGCCACATATGCCGCCCGAAGAATGTCCCCGTACGCAACATCAGATTTCAGTTTTATCACGCCATCATCACCAAGGTCATAGTCGACGCCTTGTTGCAAAACAGATGAAGACGAGCCCATTTTCGCAAGGGTGAAACCGCGAGACGTGTGCGCCGGACGCGACGTGGAAAATTCAGAAGACGGGTTCAAAACTGGACGCACGGATCGTTTGACAACAGGCGTTATGTAATTCCTTCTCGCAGAACCGGCGGTCCCTACAGTCGTTATGTTGGACGCGGCGTCATACGTGGAGCCTCGCACCCAGTACGGGTCCCCGTCAAAGTCCATGACTGTTCCAGTTTTGTACACATTCGAAACGTCTCCGTGCACGCGCACAGAGTTAGTTCCACTAACAAATATTTCAACCGCGTTGGTTTCAGAAACCAAGTATGGGGGGTTTGACAGCGCAGAAAACGAAAAACTACTAGACTTAGGCGCGCTTATTGTTCCAGTGACCTTTATGTTTTCACTGTCTGACAAAACGTTTTGTTCAAACAGGACTTTTGTTGTGTCAGCTTCTGAATCGTAAGACGACTCGAGTATGTACAGCATGTCCTGATCTTCAAGAAGAAGCGCGCATCGCGCTTTCAACATTGAAGTTTGATCCCCGCTAACTTGCATTTCTTGGTCGCCAACAGTTGTCTGGCCAGGAATCGGACCTGACACTTTCAAAGTGTCATAGTCCACAGGATAGTGATGCAAGTTTATTGTGGTTTCCCCGCCAGTCGCTTCCTCGATCCAATAATCAACGACAACAGAACCAGAAAGTATAGAATCGCTCACGGTTATGGTTCCGGGCGATGTGAAAACAAAAGACTCGGGGTCTTGAGTGACACCGTCCATGTACAAAACGATAGGGCGTTCAGTGTTTACTGTTTTGCCATCAGCATTGAACGTCAAAATTTTAGACCCCGCGGAAAACATGGCAGCTTCTTGACTCATCTTGAACAAAGCTGTTTCGTTCCTTTGGGTGGAAACGACGGTAACCCCATTGTCGTCCGAATCCAGAGAAACATATTCGACCTTAAAAGACTCTCCCGGAAGGGCGGCCCTGGATATGTTTACTTGCCCCACGTTCTGCTTGACTGAGTACTCGCCAACATTAAGCTTTGCAAAAGTTCCTGACGGACCGTCAGGACTTCTGTAAATCGAGAACTTTTTTGGCGTTGAAACAACTGGGGTCCACAAGCGGTCTGCTATGATTTCGTCAGTAGATCTGACAGAAGCACTTGCGTCCATGGAGTGTGCGAACGCGGGGGACACGAATATCTTTGTGCTGGATTCCACAGAAAGAATGTCGTAAATTCCAGAGTTTTCACCAGAGTAAACCAGCAATCGCTTGCCAGAGTCGCTGCTCGAAAAAATAGGAGAAGTGGCTGTAAACACTGACCCGGAACAACTACCGGACACTTCAACTGCGCCTACTTCTCCTTCCCCGATTGGTTCAACGAATTCGATTAGACCGGAGGAAGAATCGAGGTCAAATTCAGACGCCGAAAGCAAAACGCCGTCTTTTTTAACTTCGACGCCGCGGTTGACTAGCGCCGCCCCGTCAAGCTTGATGGAGGATTGGTCTTTTGGAAGACTATATGCCCTCGGCGTTGCCCTTGCCGTAAACTTCAGCTGCTTTTGGCTGAGATCCAACAGGTGTCCATACCCTCTTTTCGTCGCATCAGAAGAGTCCACGAGATCGCCAACAAACGACCCGGTCCCAACATCTATCTGAAACCTCAAGTCTTCATCCACCGTCGGAATAGTCGGAAGCATCGTGAACGGATATGGATTGAGATTGTCAGACAGCGTTTGAACAACTTCATACACAACTGAAAAGTCCGGGACAGACGCCTCTCCGGATCCGTTCACTGCAGATCTTCGCATCTGCACGCTGACGCCGACAGCCCCTATGTTGAGAAGAGCGTCAAGGCACCAAAAAGTCCAATCGGAAAAGTTTGAAACATCCGTGGACGACAAGTAAAAGTTCCCGGTGTCTAGGTCCACATAACACCACCCCGACGTCGGGGCGCTAGAAGAAGAGTATGTCGTGGTGGAAAAGTACCTTCTAGTCTCGCCGTCTTTTTCCGCAAACACAACAAACCGCTTTATGTCCATCGCGCCTACAGCAGAAAGAACATTGAAAGAGACACTAGGCCACGATCCAACAATTGTGGCCGCATGTCTGTCAAATTGTTTTGATCCGAGAAACACGCCGTCATAATAAACAGTTTCACCTGAATTCGCGGACACATCTTCAACAGAAAACTTCAGACGGCCGGTATCGACAGACCATCTGACTGTTCCTGCCGGAGGGGGAGTGAGCAAAGACTCGGAGCTAACTTCTTCTGAAACGAGATGTGGGCCATATCCAATCCTTATGCGAGGGATTTGACCGAAAGCCGGTCTCGGATTCATGAACAACCGGTAATCTGTGGAGGCAAAGTCCGGGAGGACTCCGATATCTCCTCTGCCATGCATTCTTGGCGTAAAATTTTGACCAGTATAGCTTACCGGTTTATCCTCGTTTGACGCGATGTCTATTGAGCTAAAATTCAAAAAGCCGCTGTCGTTTATTTCAACTGTCAGCCCCGGAAGCAAAATCGGATTTGTGAAATCGTTAGATCCTATGAAGCTGAGCAAAAACTCGACGCGAGGACTGTCGTCCAAGTATAAAGAAAATGGGGCGCCGGAAGCTTTGGAAGAGTCTGGAACAGGAATAGACAATCTTGAGGCGTTGGACAAGTTCCCCACGCTTCTCGGGTAAGACCCTGGCATCGGCATCCATCTGCCAGAGTAACTGTCATAGTCAAATCGGGTAACCCCAGGCTCGTTTCGAGACCAATAAAACACCAAGTCCGGATCGGCAATTTCCAACTGCTTTTTGGAAGGGTTAAGCGTTCCAGAAACGATCACGTACTCGGCGCGCTCCGATATGGATGAAAAAATATTTTGATTTGAAGCAAGGACAAGGTTGTCCGGAGGAAACGTATACGCGTTGTTTCCGGTGCTGAAACGCATCCCTTCGAGCAATGCTCCACTTGTGTTCAAAGTCATGTTCGACAATACCTACCGAGCGAAACCAATCCTCGTTCCGTCAACTGAGCTTCCCACTTCCCGCTCCAGAAGATGATATGACGCTCGGAGAGCCGACTATGGCAACGACGCCCATGGCAACAGGAAGAACAGCGTCAAGACCCTCGGCCACCGCAGTCGCAAGAGGAATGGCCATGCTGCCGCTCAACCCTGCGGCAAGAAAAGCTTGTATGAATACCCCTATGGAAGCGATTGTGTTGGGGGATATTTGAAGTTTTCCTGTTCCAACTCCGACTGACGGGTGGAACGTGTTTATGATAGCCCCAGAAAGAGCCATTGAGTACCCAGTGGAAACGCCGAGCACCAACTGGGGCATGGAAAGCCCAGCAATGCCGTTTGATGGCAAGAAAGTGGCAAGGGAAGCCGCAAGGACGGGTTGCGGAACGATGACACCGATGCCAGTCCCTTTTCCAGCGCCAGCCGTGCCAACGTCTACAGTCCCAACAGACATTGTTGTTGTCCCGTATGTGCAGAGGGCTCCAGTCAACGCAGCAGCCAGCTGACTGCTTCCGATGCCAACAAGGCCTGCGCCAAGCAAACTAGTTCGCATTATGCCGCCAACGGTTATGGGGTCAAGCGGCATGTTGATGGACTACTTTCTTGACTTCAGTTTTGTTCACGCAGCACCTAGGGTGGATTTATGTTAGGGGCCCACAAACACCGTTGGAACAGCCATCAAAGGGATCCCTGTCACATAGTCGCGATGGGGGACGGGAGGCCCGGGTATCCCGGCAACCACATTTCCAATAATGGACATGCCTATTTTGACAACAGGAGCTTGAACCATGGCAACAGACCCGACCATCATGTTAACTCCACCAGCAACTGTGGTGTGCGATCCAGTGGCAGCTGAAAACACAGATCCGCCAGCCGCCATTGTCAGGTTTGCTCCAGCAACCACAGAAGCGGCTACCCCGGAAGTCAAAGCCATGTTTCCGGCACCAACAGTCACAGAGTAAGACCCAGTGGCCACAGTTGTGCTATGAACGCCGCTCATCATGAGCGTGTTGTCTGTTCCGGCAACAACGAGTTTCATCGATCCAAGATAGTTTGTTATTGTTCTTAGTCTAGCAAACGATTCAGACGCTTTGTCGAGGCATGTGACGTCAAGCGGGCCGAGGCTGCGCAAAACATATCCGCCGGTGCCAACGTTCACACGCCTCCCCTCTGCCTCGAGAGCCGCCACGCCTCCGCATACCGCAACAGACCCGCCGCCTGAGGACACGACATGGGAGCCCCCGACTGACGTGTAATCTGTCCCGTTAATTATCGTTTCTCGACCTTGAAGTCCAACATAGTTTGTTTTGATTTTTCCATGGAGCGTGACGTCAACAGACACGGAGTCGTTCTCATCAGACGTGTCATCTTTAAAAGATCCGATGTCCAGCTTTATCCCGCCAAGTGTTTTCAAATTTAAACTGACCCTGTCAGCATTGGGACCGAGAAACGCTTTCACCCCGCCAGACGTGGCTATGTCTATTGATTGTTTTTCATCTCTGCTGTTCGGGATGTTCAAAAACACGCGTCCTTCTTTTGTTATGCCGAAGGTATACTTTTTGGCA